ATGCTTACGCCTTCAGAGATAGCACGCTGGGCCATTTCAGACTTGTTATGACGAGAGCCAAGCTCAACGATCTGAGCGGCATTCTTTTGAGCGGCTTGACGGGCTTGTGCCTCAACCGCTTGTACATCAACTTCTGACATAATTTGCTCCTTTGCATTGTCAGTTACGATCACTGGTTGTTGCGAAGGCTCGCTAGACCGCCCCACGCCGACTGTCACGTCAGCAGGGATTGAGACTAAACTTGCTTCGTGGATACGGAACTTCTTGACCACATATGTGTCCTTGTCCTTCCGCTCCATTTTTTGCACCGAATAACCAATGCTTACATTAGCCTTGATACCATCGGTAACATCATCAAAAGCCTCTCTAGCAAGTGCGCCTTTTCCAAAACGCACCGTCGCTCGGAGTCGCCGAGCCGAGCCATCGAGGCTTACAGATTCAATAATTCCCACCTGCTTCTCTGGGTCGTGATCCAGTAAGAGGGGGGCGCGTCCAGACTTCAGGAATGACAAGTCAATCGCCTCGTCTGAATGCTCTAATACTTCCATGCCGAATGAACGCATGACCGGCTCTTCGCTTGATATGGCCATGCGAACCGTTCGCTTGTCCTCATCAACAGGGGCCATCTCCATAGCCATTGCGCGAGTCATGTTCGATTCTTCAGACCTATCGTCGTAGGAATTCTCTTCGACCACTTCTTCCACCTCTTCAGCAACCTCTTCAGCAGCTTCTTCAGGCTCTTCGATTTCCGCCTTGGCGTACTCTACGATGTATGAATCATCGGTCTCTTCTACGTTTTTTATGTGACGCTCTGAGTCCATAGTAATTTCTTCGCTTTCGTCTATAAGTGGTTGATTTTCCATGGTTTTGTCCATCGTGTCACTCCATTTATTGTCACAGTCTGAATCAAAACCTCTGTCATCAGAACTTAGTGGATGGCCTTTGGGTAGAAGGTCTGTGTCATGTTTGCCGCTACGGAACTTGCCGTTCCTAAGAACGTACAAAAATGAATTTACGCGAGCATACGCCCACTGCTCAGGACTCTTTACTGTCGGTCGAACAGATCCTGGATTCGTCTTATACGCTCCAACACCTCGTCTAAACACCGCAGATAAAGTGCGTAGATTCGTGCGCTTAGATTCAGCATCGCCCACCTCCTCGTTGTGATCTTTAACCTTAGCTTGCAGCCCCTTCTTTACAGAGCCAGAAAGCTCCGCTCGATCCTCCTCGTCATCAGCAGCCTCAACTTGTCTCTTGACGCGCTTGGCTACTGCAAACCCAGCATCACCGCCCCATAAAGCCCAAGCGATCCGACCCGCTGATGGATAGCCCTCTTCCCCCGGACGGAAGCCCTCGGCCTCCTTATCTACTTCGTGACGCGAGAAGAACGAAAACATGCGCTTAAAGGTGCTGATAGACAGCTCTTTACGGTTTGATATATCTCGTGCTCTAGCAACCCCAACAAGGGTTCCGCCACGCCCATGCTCTTTGCGCCACTCAAGGCCGCGATTGGCTTCTTCAACCATAGCCTCAGTAGGCTTAGTGTTTATCTCTCTGCCCTTATAAGTCGCCATCAGGCTCCCCCGCTATATCAGCCTCCACAGGCAAAATCTGAGCTGCATACGGCTCTAATGCGTACTGAACGCCAAATTGCTCCATGAGAGCCTTGTCGCGCTGAATCTGAGCAAGCAGTTCTTCAGTATCTTTGCCGTAATTGCTCGCAACGTCCTGCAAGCTCAAGATGCCGTTCTTCAGCCCTAGAACTGCGGCAGTCATCTCTTTCTGAGGGTCTACCCAACTCCAAGCCCTGCCACGGAACTCGCTCTTGCTGGCAAACCGGTCATATTCCTTGATAGGAACGATAATGCCGCCCATCTCCATCGTGGATGCCAGCCATGCCTCGTAAACGCGACGAATGAAGCTGTCGATCATAAATGTCTGAAGGTTCTTGTACGCATCACGCTCTTCCAGAGCGCCCTGACGAATGCTTGAATAGCTGGTTGCTTCCAAATCGTTCGATAGGGACGTGTAGGAGGCTCCCTCAAGGCCGCTGGCGATGCCCTTTAGGATTGCCTTATGGAAGCTGTCAAACTCACTAGACGGGTACTGAGGGTCAAATGCGGTGAAGTCCACGCCGTTTGGTAGCTGGTGGAACGTACCGGGTTCCGCATCCATGATTGGCACATTACCATCAAGATCATCAGCGACGAATCCATCTCCAGCGGGAGAGGTGAAGAAGCCCATTTTAGAGGCTCCGACACGAGCGTTAACTACCGCAGCCTCGCGTAACGCGCCCAACTGCTTGAGTCCAGCCATCGAAGGGGCCATCCAAGGCTCCCCTCTCGTTTGTCCGGCGCGTAACTGCTTGAATATGTGCAACATCCTAGCCGCTGGGATACGAATATGTTTTGGACTCTTCGACATAGAAGTAAAATCGTAATCACCTGGGTGGTACGAAAGCATGTGGTAAGCGACCGGACGTTTGAACTTGTCAATCTCAACGCCCATGCGAACTTCGTTGCCATTCCTTAGATATTCAGAGAACTCAACGTCAATTCGATCAGGCTCAATCAGTTGTAGACTAAAGGAGTCTTTGAATTCCGCGCTACGGTGTAGGATAACGAATGCTTCACCATCCCGAGCGATGGATTCAATCACCATCTTCTGTACATCAACCCAAGACAGCTTGCCGTCAACCGTGCAATTGCCGTATTTGCCCCATGAGCGCCACTGGTCTTCTACCGCTTGGTTCCCAGACTCATCTAACTTGCCGCCAGACGCTAAAGCCTTGACCTGTAGCGTAAAACCACGCTCCCCAACCACATTATTCTTCAAGAGGGTGAGGTATCGCTTCGCATATTCGTTATTTCGGGCCAAATCTCGAGATCGAGAGCGAAGTCGTGTCAATGCAGGCTTTAATTCGCTGTCTGCGCTACGCTCAGAGCTTCTGAAGTCATCAAACAACCTAGATGTACTAGCGCCAGCATAAGAACGCTTGAACGGCACCATTTTCTTGGGTTTAGCTCTAAATCTATCGAAAATCCCCATTAGAACCTCACCTTGATAGTCTGTGAGCCGGTTTTACCGTGTTTCGCTAGTTCTTTCGCCTCGTGCTGGACGATTTCACCACGATAAAAGTCTCGTGCGTCGATAAGCTCTTGGAATGACATCTTGGTCAGTGAGCGACCAGCGATGGAATATGAAGAAACGTCAGAATCAGCCTTGCCTGAGAGCAATGACTCAATCTTGCCAACCATGATTTCCGCGAATATGCGCGGATCAGCTTGGTTGTCATCCAAATCGACAATGATATTGAAGTCACCGTCATCAAGGACTACTCGATTACCGCTGGACGTTTGTGTGATTTCTAACTGCCAGTGATACTTGCCAGCCGTGTATGCCGCACTATCCGCAGAAGTGATGGAGAATAAGTATCCATCACTAACTTCGGTTGCATCAACTGTGAATTCTGCGTTACCGCCTTGGTGTATACGAGCAACGTATTGCGCCGAATATGACGCGGTAGGGTAGTCAGAAACGAAGTCTGTACGCTTCCACTGAACGTAATCCCCGACCGTAAAGCTCTCTGGCTCCGTTAATGGAGCATTGGCTGGGTCAAACAGGTTCGCCATAAATTACCGCCATGAGTTAGCAAAACTGCGCCCCGTCTTTGGTACAAATGGACGCTTGTTTGGGGTTACGGGAACTTCTTTCGCACGACTATTTTCCTCTACTGAAGAAGGTTCGTCAAGTTTATCCGCTAACCCATTGATATTTATGCCAATAATAGCATAAGCTGCATAAGCGTATACCATACAGTCTAAGGCTTCGTTTCTAGCCCTAATCTTCTCAAAAACCCGTTTTTTATAGCCTTTGTGGTACTTAGTCACTATCTTTTCCGCCGTTAGCTGACGGAAATACTCATCATTGAGCTTGTCAGAGAAGTGCATGTATCCCGGCCCATTTTCCTGTATTCGCATCCGAGCGAACATCAGATCCTTAACCGTATCTACACCAATCGGGAAAAGTGGGCAGCGACCGACGTTGTTTTTGCTGGGGCGACCAGCAACAGGCTTTCCCTCTCCCCCCATACCCTTAATTGCAAAGACCTTGCGTCCAAGATTCTTCTTGCAGTAAGCGTAGACTGAGTTGGTGAAATGGCCTCCAGAGTCGATACAAGTGGCGCGGATGGCGATTTGTCTACCGTTTTCGGTTTCGTACTGGGCGAAGAGGTAGGAGTCGAGAGCAGTCCATAGCTGCGGAGTAGATGGATCTCCGTAAAGGGTGATATGGTCGATAACCCAAGACTCATCGTCTCTCCCGTAGCCAATAATTGATATTTCCAGCCGGTTATCCTGTACATCGACACCAGCCACGAGAATTAAAGCGTCATCAGGCACATTAGGCATCTCTTCTCGACGCTCTGACAGCATGTAGTCATCAACCGTCTCGCCAATATCGCTCCAAGTCTGTCCCAAATAAGTGTTTGTCCACACCCTCAGTTGCTCTGGATTGCTTTTGACCGACAAAAACTCCTTCACAGCATCAGGGAGGGGCGTCCAAGGCGAATAAAGGCCAGAGATGGCGAATCCAGCAATCCCTTGAAACGATTTCTTAGCAATCCACGTCCCATTTCGTATAGACCACACCCGATCAGCGTCAGTCCACAAGACTCCGCAGTGATCGCAGACGTATTGGGCTGAATCTGGATTGTTTTCTTGCCATTTCACGTTAGACCACTTCAAAACTTGGTCTGTTTCGCAGTGTTTACAGGGAACGTGGTAGTACCGCTGGTCAGACTTCTCAAAAGCATCCTGAATGCGACTGTTATCCTCGTTTGTCGGCGTAGATACCGAGATCAGCTTCCGGTTCCAAAAGGTAGCTGCACGCTTCTTAGCGAGCTGTATAGGGTCTCCCTCGCTTCCTGCCGACGGTGGGTACCTATCCACCTCATCACACAAAACTATCCTGATAGGGCGTGAGGCGAGCCCTGACGGGCTGTTTGCTCCAACCATCGTCAGCGCCCCGCCAGGGAACACCTTATGCAGAGTCGTGTTGCCTGAATCTCGTGCTCGAGGGTCTTTTACCTTCCCCCGAAGAGCCGGTGTACTTTTAATGAGGCCCGCTGCCACGCGGTCTTTACTGAACGCTTGAGCCATTTCAAGAGTAGGTTGGAGCACCAAAATAGGAGAAGGGTCATTGTCAATGTGATACCCCACAATGTTGAGAATAACCTCGGTTTTCCCAAGCTGTGCTCCAGCCATGACAACAACTTCTTGAATAGACGGATCAGAACACGCATCCATGATTCCCCTTTGATATTCGGCACGACTTGTATACCAACGTCCTGGTTCGGCGCTACTTTGTGAGTCTAGCCGTCTTTCTTGGTCGGCCCACTGGCTTACGCTTAGGCGTGGCGGAGGGCGGAAGGTCATCATCGCCTTCTTCAAGTGATCCTGAAGATGTAGAGGTGGGGTTTGTTTCTGGGTCATAATTCGCTAGTTCTTCCAATGCTTCGTTGATTAGGTCTTCTAGGATGATTTGACATCCGCCCGCTGATTCCTCGTTCGCCAATATCGGTGCGGCCTTCGTTGGGATTGAAAGTAGCTTGGCTTTTACCGCTCCCACCACATCTATCCACGCTGTAACGACTTCTTCAGCCGTCACAAGCTCCCCCCTCACCTTCGCAAGCTCAATCTCCGCGATCTGCGCTTCCGCTGCCATCTTCTGAGTCCGTACTTGATCGTAAGTGCTACCCAGCTTCACGCCGCCAGTGCTTGCCATTGCTTTCTCCAGTAGTAAATGAACAGTTTACCCTAAGTACATGATTAGTTTAAGGAAATTCTATTTCTACGCTTTTTCTGCGCCGCGTAAACACCCGTGGGCTGGCATGGCGGGAGTACCTTCGACAGTGCCCGTACAGGGGCGAACGCCTGGCCCCTCCCCATACCTAAGGAAAGTCTGAACGTCGCTTAGACGGCCATTCTCGGCCTCTCAGGACATTCGTGGGATGCGGGCTGCGTTATCGGGTGGTTGCTGGCGTGCTACTGGGTAGGTCGGGCGGTCGGTACTAGGTAGGCGGTAGGGCTGCGCGTGGCTGCGCGTCTAGGTAGGCGGGGGGATTATCGAGCGGGCACAAAAAAGCCCGCATTGCGCGGGCTGTGTGGGTTAGTGGGTGGCTATTCTACCCAATCGGGCACCGATTCGAGCCGGTCGATAGGGCCGAACAACGCCCGAGCGTGGACGTATTGAGGCGTCCGCCTGCCCGAGCGCCAATGGCCAAGGGTGGAGCGGTTGACGTCTAACAGCGCGGCCAGTTGAGCGTGATCGAGTCCGAGCGCATCCATGCGCCGCACAATAAGCGCGGGCGATGGTGCTGGGTATCCGTTTCGGTATCTCATCTATCACCCCCTTTCGCGTCTACTTTTTGCCATTCTTGCCACACTTTCCCCGCCTCGCGCTGCGCAGTACTTAACGCGCCTTCGACAGAGAGCCAACCCGCGTCGCAAGCCGAGTCAGAAGAATGGTCGCGGTTACAAGAAAATGTCACGTTTACGCTATCGAAGTCTCCTAGTGTGACCCAATCCCCCGCGCTCGACTCCACGACCATACCGAGGCTTTTCCCTAAATAAAGGCCAAACAATAACGCGGACAATTCCTTTTCTGTTTCAATCTTCACGCCGCACCCCCCGTTAACTGATAAAAGGCAATCACGACGAAAGCCGCCCAAGCCATACCCGAGGCGAAAGCCCAAGCCCCCGCCCTCGCATTCTCTCGGTTCGCCTTCGCATTGTCTTGGCGTACCCTTTCAGCCGCATCGCTTACCGACTCGGCAAAATCCCGACGCGATCCGCCAGCGATCACCGGCTCCCGCTGTTTCCTTTTCAGCATCTCCCCCATAGGGCGGAGACGTACAACTACGTTTTCATTTTTCATTCGCTCACCTCACATAACGTCGAGTAATCCATGGCGCGTATTTCCTGAGCCGTGACGTAACTGATAACGTCGCGGATTTCGTCGGGGTATGTAGCAGCTATAGCCGCCGCCTCGACATAAGTCTTTTTCAGGAATAGGACACTTTCAATTTTTGGAAAAGGCACCTCATCAAAAATGAACCCGAGAATATGGCTAACCGTGAAAAATTCCGCCGCGAGTGTCGGGCCAAAGTTTCGCGGGTAGTCTCTACCGGCGCACCAACCGTTGCGGTGTTGCCTTTCCTGTTTCGCTTCTTCGCGTATCAGGTTGTCGACGTAGGGCGTAGTATTTCGGTTGTCGATTGCCAAACGCAATTTGCGTGCGGTGTCTTTTATCAGCTCCGCCTGTTTTTTTGTGATCGTCATTACACGCCCCCCCATTCTTTCGGGTTCATCGGCATCACAACGATATCTACATCCGCTCTTTGCGGAATCTTAAATAGTGTGGCCTGCTTTGACTCGCCAAGGGTGGTAACCATGCCATCCTTAATATCCATACCCTTACAAAGTAGCTTGGCGGCTTTTCCTACCAGCTCGAAATATTCAGGGTTAAAGTAGTTAGCCACCGGCTTTGCTGTATCCCGGTTTGGAATGATTCGCTCGATGTCGGGGAACTTACCCGGCTGGAATTCAAGCCGTACCACCGCTGGGGAGTTGTTCGCGGATAATTCCAATTTCGGGGTGACTAACTGAGCACCGCTAGCCATCGGTGTAAGTTGACGCTCGAGGCTCAGCGTTACCACTGGATCATTTCCATCGGGTGCTCGTTTCGTCGCAACTTTTACCGGCCCGAGAATATATCCATCCTCAGGGAAATCATCGCCAACGTCGCAGCCATGGGAAATACGCATTAGAACTTTTCCATCGGTAGCCGCTAGCCATTCCCTGTTAACGTGAAAGCCATTAAGCCAGTGCCGGACATCCTTTTTCGCTATGAACAATTGGAGCGCCTGAAAATCGAAAGCGTTTACATTTATGGTTGTCATTACTTCACCCCCAAAAATCGGATTATCAGCGCCGCGCCAAAACTAGAGGCGGCGGCGAGCGCGGATATGGTGGCCGCGAAGGTGAAAGCGTAAATGGTGGCACCGCCAGCAATGGCGACCATAAGAAGAAGCGCAGTAATCGCGCACCATGTAGCAGAGAGTATTGCGTATTGCATTTTTTCGTATCCTTTTTAGTTAACACCGAGAGGCACCCGCCGCCCGATGGATACATTCTAATCCTACTTTGTAGCCATACGCCAGCCTTTTCGTAAACTTTTCGGATATTTTTTTTCGGGCTTATAAATGCATCACCCAAACCCCGCACCCTGAAACCCGACCGAGACACCCCGCCTCACCCCGTCAACCACCCCTTTTTGCCGAATTATCCGCACCCATTCAGGCACCGCCCGACCGCCTCCCGACCGCCTCCCGACCGACTAGGAAAAACCCAGCAAAATCAAAGGCTTAGACCCGACCGGCCCGACCAACCGCCCTCAATGGCGGCTCCGTGGTACTCCGTGGGATAGCCGTGGTACTGCGTGGGATAGTAAATGACCTGCGTGGGATAGCCTTTGGCTCTCCGTGGGATAGCTTTTGAGCTTCATGGGATAGATTTTGTGGCTGCGTGGGATAGCCGCTTGGTTGTGCCTGATCGTGGGCTTCGTGGGATAGCCGTTAGGATTTACGGCGTTCGTTGAACGAGTCGATTACTCTTGATCGCTGGTGTGATGTTCGCATCGCCATAGCAAAGCTCTTCAGGAACTGGCGATTGTAGTTCCGCATAAAGTGCTTATGTGAGATCTCACGGCCTTGAACCATGCGCTTTTGCTGTCGAGACTTCCGACCAGCCATGATTATCTTCTTAACCCCAGTACCATATGGGTTCTTCTGGCTTCTGTTCATCCGCTCCCACAAGCCATAATTCTTATCGTTCTTCGGCTTATTTCTCGGGGTTCCCCAGAAGTATTGTGAAGCCTTACCTACAGCTTGACCCTTCTTCTTGCCCTTCGTTGCAATCTTCAGCTTTGGCTTCGTCTTCGAGCCTGCAAGAATCTGATCCCTGCCCCCAGGCGCTAGTCGCTTTGCGTCCGCTGCCTGCGCTCTCAACTTATTGAACTTGCTCGGCAACAGGTTGCCATGTTTATTCAGCTTGATGTTCTTTGTGATTGGCTCAATCAGAGTCTGCCTAGTCCCGACAGGCTTGACGGTACCGCCATTCAAGATGGTTCTTAGGTATTCCCGCTTTCTCTCGCTGCCCCCACCCGTTTTATAGATACCATCGGGCGCTAGTCTTCCACCAGTAAAGTCGGCAACAGCCTCGGCAACTAAGTCTTTCTTCGTGGACTTTCGATACTGAAATCCAGACAGGGTAAACCGCTCCGCACCCTTATCGAGCTTGCGATCTGTTTCCTTCCGAAGAACACCACTACCACCATCACCCACTGCAATCTCATACACGAGACGGTTGAATGTGTGGCTCAGAGCCAAGGGGATCTGGTCTTTCGCAGCCCTGAACTTGTCTTGCGCCTTCTTTACGTCAACGACAATATCCAATTACTTGTCAGCCTTATTGCTTGCGCCGAAGTAGAAGCTAACAACAGCGGAAACAATGCCGCCCAAGTAACCCAGAACCAGATTGATTATCGCCTCGTTCTGCTGGTATGGACTGATCGTTACGATAGTGACGTATCCGCCAAAGAACAGGAACGCCATCAGCGCCAAGACCTTGGGAGTCCAATCTGTCGCACCCGCCTCCCGAGCGTTTTGTATATCAGCAGTCTCAAGCTCAAAGATGTCTACTTCCAACTCAGCAAGACGGGTCTTATAGGCTAGGTCAGCTTTCTTTATCTCAGCCAGTTGCTCTGGCGATGCCTCGCTAAGAGCCTTCTGTACAGCCTGTGGTTCTGCGGGAACGCCTAGCACTTGGGCCAGAATCTTTCCTGCTCCACCACCTACCGGGCCTCCAATGGCTGCACCGATTGTCGGGGCGACAGCGCCCACTAAGCCTTTGATTGAATCCCATTTCATATTTCAGCCCTCACTCCTCGAATTGTAAGATCGAAGTCTCGACCAGCCACATCGAAAAAACCGGCCAAGGTCTTCTTTGAATTATACACCGCTGGCTCCAATGCGTCAGAAACAAAACGATCCCCGACGCCAATGCAGCCCTCAATGTCGTGCGGGAAGTTTGCGACATGAAACAGTATGAATGTCCGCCCAGGCACATCTAGGATCTGCACAACATCCTTAAACCTGTCGCCGCTAAAAGGCTCGCACTTGTATGTACCCTCTGGGATACACGAAACATTCGGCTCATTATCCTTCCAAGGGCGCTCAATCGTATAGCAAGACCAAGGCCCGACTGTTAACTTACCAAGGGTGCCTGATTCCAGATAAGCAAAGCGTTCAAGATATACCATCGTTACGTCGCATCCTTCTTGCTAACCAGCCAGATTGTTTCCGCCTTCTCCTCAACCGGAGCTTCTGCTGGTGGGTTAGGGTTAGTGTCCATCTCATAAAGATCAGACACGATCACTGTCACTTGGCAATTCGGCTCCAGATCTTCAATCAGAATCGTCGGCACCAAATCTCTCCTCAATGAATCGCTCGCGTTGGACGAGTGTAGCTAGGTCTCGACAGGCTTCTTCTAACACCTGAATGTCCTTCGTGACGCCGTACTCCGTCACTAATTGAACCACCCTACCACTAAGGTAGTTGAGTTGGTTAGCGACGATGTATTGTGATGCGTCTATCTCTTTCATCATTCAAAGTCTACCCGATGAATCTCCCCGCGCCACTCGTATTCTCCGGCAGCGTGATGACCATGCACCCGCACGAATTCAGGCTGCAAGAGAAAGTTGTTCTTGATCGACAGGACTGCGAAGCCCGAAGACCAGTTCTTGGGTGAGTCCTCTGCGTAATCAAACGTCGGTTGGTTAGGTTCCGCCATTGTCCCCAATTGAATGCCCAGCCTCGTGCCTGTGTAGTCGCTGAACGGCTTGGCTTCTTGGTGGTGAGTATGTCCTGAGACGGTATGCGTTCCAGACATCAGCGTGGTTCTGTGCCCCCCAGTGATGCCTGCGCCGATGGGCTTGTGTCGGATCATGATTGGTCGCTCGGCACCTTCAACCCATAGGCTTGTGGAAAATATCCACGCTGGGAACTGCTCGCGCAGACTGAATCCAGGGACGCCCTTGTACTGCGGCAGAGCGTCAGCCAACTTCATGTCGAACCGAGAGTCGTGGTTGCCCATCACCCAATACCGTTTGGAGCTTGGCGAAGCCTTCTCGATTTCTTCCAGCCGTTGATGAACAGCGTTTAGTTCCTGCTCGACTGTGGGCCTTTCCTCCCACCCATTTGGAGCGTGTCGGCTGATGGATGCGCCATCCAACAGATCACCATTCAAGACGATAACATCAGGCTGAAGCTGTTTGGCTAGTTCAACGAAGGCGAGGTGGGCAGTGGTGACGGTGTTGATCTCGTAATGCGCGTCTGATCCCACGAGTATCACTAGGTCTTTCTCGACCTTCAGAACCTGACGGACTGACGGTCTGGGCGTTTTGTCTCTCGAGAGATGAGCGGGGACTGAGATGCTTCGACCAAGCGCCTCCTCCGCTC